AGCATCTCGCATACGTAGACTTGGAGCCGGGAAAGAAGGAATGCTTACGTACATTCATTTTTGGGATGATCTAAATACTCTGCTTAATTTAATTATAGAAGCAGAAGTCAATATTGGTATTGAGATAAAAACAATAGCAAAAAGGTTAAAGCGAATAGCCAATACAACTGATCCAGTCGTAATTCCTGGGGTTTTTTGGGACGATCTAGATACATTACTGAACTTAATCTTAGAAGAGGGCAAGGATGAATAAGGCAGCTGCAAAGGTTACTTTAAATAATCTGTATTACTTTAACAAAAAAACTCAACAATTTGATCTAACTTACGATCAGATAACTCGTGCAGCAAAATATATTACCCGTGCTAACGAGAGAAATAAAACTTTAGGTAACAAACAAGCTAAGACCTTACTAACTAGCATAGCTGATAAAATTAAGAACAGTAAGAACGGGGAAATCTTTATTGATCACGATTGGATATCAACTATTACGGACTGCCAACCGGAGCAGAATACAAAGATAATGGGGCAGTTGGCCGATATCCTTGATTTTAAATATCATCGCTCCGTTATATTTGAGGGTAAAAAAAGACATTATGGGCTTATCGTAAAATTTACTCACGATGGGCAAAAAAGGCTTACAAATCCAGAATTATTTTACGATGTTCCATCACCTAAAAAGATACAAAAAACTAGTGAAGTAACACCGAAAAAAATCGAGGTGATGACCGAAAAAAATCGGTTATATATAAGAGATATGGAGGAAGAAGATAAACCCCTTAGCTACGCTAAAGGGGGTTTATCTTCGTATAAGTCTAGTATCTTAAAGGAGGAGACTAATACGCGTGCGCACGTGCGCGACCCTATCCAACAAAATCAACAAGACAAGCACGCAACTTTTGCTCCTTGCTCTCTTACGGAGCCGGAGCAAGTTGCTTATATATCGGAAAAGCTAAATCAACCGAGTGAACCCGTGACAATTTGTCACAAGTTTACAGCTAACAAAGAAAACACACCTCAGTCGACTACAAATTGTAACCAACTCCAACTAACAAAGGAGGAAAACCCAGAAATGAAACAAGACGATATTACGCAGGCTACTGATGAGCAGACAAGAAGAATGCTACTCTCTCAAGCTCTATGGAAGGCTTTAGGAACACAGCGATCAGGTGAAGTGCAGGATAGCTGGATATTCCAAGAACTTGAGCCTGACAAAGTTGGTATTTACATGGGATCAATACGTTTTAGCGATATGGAGAAGGAAAAAGTCCCTGAAGCTATTAAGTCGGTTTATGGCCAAAACGTTAAAATTATTGGAATAAAGTATGGCTCTAAAAACAAGGAGCAGGAACACCCAAGTAACGAGGAGGTAAAAGCTCCAATCTACCCTATAAGCAAAAACAAAAAGGCGAGTTGGCTTGATTTTAAAGCTGCGATAAGAATCACTAACCTGATCAACATGCTAACCAACCCAGTGCTAAAAATTATTGAAATACCAGGCAAAGTGATTATAGAAACTGTGCCTTTCCTTATTGAGCGATTAACGGCTCCAGGACATTTTGACGAACTAGAAAGAGTTGTGTTTCAAACAGGTTTAACGTTGGAACTACATAGCACCAACCCTCGTCCCGAGTATAAGAATTTCCACAAAGACCCGATAGTTATAAGTCCTGGGAGGATACTGGAAGATCAGGAATTTAGACAAACCTGCGAGCCTCTAGTTTTAAGCGAAATACTTGAAGAAGCAAAAAGAAATAAGGAGGAATAAAACAATGAGTAAATGGAATAACTTTAATGATGCCGAAGATCAGATGTCCTACGAATTGATACCGCATAAAACCATAGCCAAGGTCAGGTTATTACTTAAAAAAGGCAACCACGTTACAAAAGAGTGGCCAGACGGCTATGCTACTAAAAGCAAAGCTGGAACCTCTGTATATCTTGCCTGTGAGTTTGTAATCTTAGGCGGAGAGTATGAGAATAGGAAAGTCTGGAGCAAGATCGGTCTTCATAGTGATAATTCGCCGCTATATGCTGAGATCGGCAGAAGTATGATCAAGGCAATACTTAACTCTGCTAATTCGCTGCATTCCAAGGATAAATCACCCGAGGCAGAAAAGCAGAGACAGATTAAAAGCTTTGCAGACCTTGATAATTTGCAGGTAGTAGCTGAAATTACCATCAACGATAAAGGCGATAAACCTCTTAACGAGATTAAGACTATAATTACGCCCGATCATGCTAAATATAGTGAGTATATGGACGAGAGAAGCGGTAAGTTTCCAATTAATTATGGTGTAGCTAATAAGCAAACCGATGAACCTTTTGAAGAAGAAGAAAAATTGCCGTGGGCATAATGATGAGCCAAGAAATACAACGACATATTACCGGCATCTATAATGAATTAGACCAGTATCATGATAATAAGAGTTTAACTGAAATTTATTATTGGCATTCCTGTAAACATTTTAAGTATAACGAGGCTTTTCAGGCAGCTTTTTTGCAAGTGGGACGGGAGATAAAATCGGTCACTAAGAATTTAGCTCAGTTATCGGAGTCTATAGATGATTTGGAGATACATATTAATCGGTGTAAGCAGTTGGTTTTACTAGAAAAAGGGAAGGATATAAAATTTGCAGAAGTTTATAATAAATATCACGCAAAATTAAATGGAGTCGCAGATGAAGGGAAAATGTGAAGAGATTGTTATAGAGCGTTATTTAAAGGGGAATATTAGCAATGAGTTTAAAGATGAGCTTTTGTGGGTCATTAACCTAAGGCGTGATAACGGTCAATATTTAGAAATATTATCTAAATTGTTACAAGACGAAAGCCAAGAAAACCTTAAGATTCTGGAGACTATAGTAGAGATGATAAAAAAACAAATTATTGCCGATAGTAGAGACTTTCAAGTAAGAGATCCGAAAAAGTTTGTAAATAAGTTGCTAGAGGAGTTAGAACATGAGCTATCTGAGTAATCATGAAACTATCACATGGCAGGCTACGAGCATTAAGTTATCGCAATTAAAAGAATATGCCAATAATCCGAGAAAGATAACCAAGGAAATGCTTGATAAACTAGCTGCTCATATAAAGGAGGACGGGTATCATCAAAGAATAATAGTAGATAACGATTACACCATTATCGGCGGTCACCAGCGTAAGAAAGCTTTATATATGGCAGGTTACGATGATGAGACTGAAATTGAGGTGCTAATACCGAATAAGAAACTAACACCTGTCGGAATAGACAGGCTAAACATCAGAGATAACCTAGCATTCGGTGAATATGACTTTGATCTGCTAACGGAGCGGTTTAATCAGGAGGAGCTATTATCTTTTGGCATGGATAAGGATATGTTAGCGCCCATATTTGATAAAACCTTATTAGAAGAACTAGGGGAGGAAGAGGAGATAGAAGTAGGGGAAGAAGCTACTGCTAGGCTTGGTGATATTTACCTGCTTGGGTCTCATCGTTTAATGTGTGGGGATAGTACTAATCCGCAGCATGTTGAGAAGCTACTGGATGGGGCGAAGCCAATCTTAATGGTAACTGATCCGCCGTATGGGGTAAATTATGAACCTGAGTGGCGTAACGAAGTAGGCAAAGGAGCTAGAAACACAGGTAAGGTACTAAATGATGATAGATATGATTGGTCTGAGGCTTACTCTCTGTTTACAGGTGATATTGCCTATATTTGGCATTCATCTAAATATACGCACAAGTTTGCCGAGAATATAGAGAATAGCGGCTTTGATCTAGTGAGCCTTATTATTTGGAATAAGCCGCATTTTGCTATAAGTAGAGGCGATTACCATCATAAGCACGAGCCTTTATGGTACGCGGTAAGAAAAGGCCAGAAAATCAGGCATAATTGGCAGGGACGTCGTGATCAAACAACAGTATGGGATATAGATAATGCTCTTACTCAAGGAATAGATAAGGAAGAGCAAACCGGTCACGGCACGCAAAAACCAATTGAGTGCATGCTTAGGCCAATACTTAATAACTCGGCGCAAGGCCAGAGTGTATATGACCCGTTTGGCGGTAGCGGTACTACGTTAATTGCCTGCGAGAGGTCAAAGCGTAATTGTTACATGATGGAATTATCCCCTGCTTATGTTGATGTTATAATAAAGAGGTGGGAAAAGGAAACCGGATTAAAAGCGGTACTGGAAGGTGGCAAGTAAAGGGTTATTAAAAGAAGAAAAGAACAAAGGAGGTCGTCCTCGTATTGAGTTAACAGATACTCAACTAAGAGAATTAAAAATTTTAGCTCCTATTTGTACTTTGCAAGAAATAGCAGACTATTTAGGTATTGGAATCAACACTTTTCAAAGAATCAAGATACGAGACGAGGAGGTTTTGGGTATCTATAAAAAAGCAAAGGTTCAAGCCAAGGGGATTATGGGCGGCGCTTTATTTAAAAGAGGTGTAGCCGGCGATACTACTGCTGCTATTTTTTATATGAAAACCCAAGGACGCTGGAAAGAAGCAAAGGAAGAGAGAGAGGAAGAACCGGTTAAAATAGAAACTCCGGAAGAGAAAGCCGAAAAACTAAGGGAGGATAGACTATATATGGAATGGAGAAGTCAGCGTTTAAAACAGGATGAGAAAGAAAATATAAAATGAATCATATTAGACGCGCAGAATCTTATCTTTATGAATTTTTTAAGCAATCCTGGCATGTTTTAGAGGGAGGAACTCAGTATGTACATGAGTGGTATTTAGAAGAGATAGCTAAAAGCTTACAGGATTGTCTAGAGGGAAAAATTAAAAGTTTATTAATAAATCTACCGCCTCGTAAGGGTAAGACCAATTTAATATCGATAGCCTTTCCTGCGTGGGTATGGATTAACTACCCGGAAAAGAAGTTTATCTGTGCTTCTTATTCCAATTCGCTGGCATTAAAGATAGCCGATAAGAGTCGGTTACTTATTGAAAGCAGCTGGTATCAGGAGAGGTGGGGAGATAGATTTAAATTACGGAAGGATCAGAATTCCAAGAGCTATTTTGCTAACGATAAAACGGGATATAGAATTTCAACGAGTGCCGGTTCTTTTATAACGGGATCAGGAGGCGATATACAAATTACCGATGACCCGAATGACCCAAGCGGCGAGTCTGAAGCTAAACTTGAAGCGGTAAATATATGGTGGTCTCAAAAATGGTTCAATAGGGTTAATGATGCCAGAACAGCTGTAAGGATTGTCGTACAACAAAGATCGCAAAGTGAGAATGACGTATCGGGTAATATTATAAAGAATGACGTAGATAACAGGTGGTTAAAATATATTCTTCCTATGGAATATGAGAGTAATGTTAAATCCGATTTTAATGACTCCCGAACGGAAGAGGGGCAGTTGCTAAGTAGCAGGGATACTCCTGAAGTAGTAAAGCAGATAAAAAGAGAAATGGGTTCTTACGGCTATGCAGCACAGTATCAACAAAGACCTGCTCCACTTGAGGGAGGTATCATTAAAAAACATTGGTTTAAGCTTTACCCTTATACTGAATTACCATCACTTGAATATATAGTTCAGTCATGGGATACGGCATTAACTGGTAATGATGATTCCAGTTATTCTGCCTGTACTACGTGGGGAGTATTTAAGGATAATTACGATAATGAAAATGTCATATTACTTTCAAGCTGGCGGGATAGATTAGAGTATCCCGATCTTAGAGAAAGAATGAAGAGACTGGCAAATGATTATAGGGATACGGGAACTACGCCTATGTCTTTTAATGCCAGATATAGTCCTGATTTAATAGTGGTAGAAGCTAAAGCATCGGGCGATCCGCTTATGGCGGAACTTAAAAGAATGGGCATATATGCCCGTCCTTTTATCCCAAACAAGTACGGCGATAAGATACAGAGAGTAAGGTTAATTAGTAGCTTAATTGAAGGCGGTATTGTATGGATGCCGCCAAGTAAACATAATCCGTCAAAATTAGCTGATTTTGCCGATGAGTTTATAACAAGCGTTAGTTATTTTCCAAACGTTAGTTCTAGGGATTTTGTCGATACGATGACTCAGGCATTAATAACGCTTAGGGACGGTAATAGGATTTCTCACCCTAAAGACTACGTAGAGCCGGAAGAATATCAAGAAACAATAAGGGTATATTAAATGAAAGGAAGAAAGAAAATAGAATTACCGGATATGTTTGATTCAGCGTTAATGCCGGAGGATATAGATAATGCCGAGATTAATAAGGTTGAAGATTTAGAAGACGGCTCATCCGTTTATGAAATAGGTAAGCCGGAGGAAGATAACCTTAACAATGATAAGTTTGATGCCAACCTTGCTCTTACGATGAAGGAAGAAACACTTACGAAAATATCAACTTATATTCTAGATGCTATTGATGATGATATTAAAGTAAGGCAACCATGGCTTGATATACATAACAAGGTCAAGAAATATCTAGGTCATAATCTTGAAGACCTGGAGAAGCAACCTTTTGATCAAGCCTGTAGAACATTTGATACCACGCTTAGTACGGCCTTAATTCGTTTTTGTGCTAATTCAAGGGCGGAATTATTACCCGATAGCGGCCCGTGCGGTGCTAAGATATTCGGACAAGATACCGAAAAACTTGAAGAAATAGGGAAAGTAAGAAGTCAGTGGCTTAATTATTATTTAACTATAAAAGATTCAGCTTATTACCAAGACTTTGAAAAGTCCTTATATTATATAGGGTTTTATGGGACTATCATCAAGAAAGTTTATTATGACGATGTTTTAAAAACGCCTTTATCAAGATTTATTCTGCCTGAGGATTTTCTAATTAATATTGATTGTACTTCGATACTCGAGTCAAGCAGGCTTACTCATATTCTAAAACTATCTGCTCGTGAGGTTTTGATTAATCAGAAGAACGGAATTTACAGAGATGTTGAACTTACCTATTTAAAGGTTGAGGGGAGTGATAGTAAGGATAATGCCGGCAAAGAACAAGACGATTCTAAAAAAATAACTAATCTTATTAATCTTGATAGTTATAAACAAAGGACTCTGCATGATATATATGAGAGTCATATATATTTAAATCTGGAGACTTTTGAGGTTGATTATAGCAATCAAGATATAACGGAAATAGCGAGGCCTTATATTGTTACTATTGATAAGGAAAGCAGGGAAATATTAAGTATCAAACGCAACTGGCGGGAAGGTGACGCGGAATTCAAAAGAAGAAAATATTTTGTAGCTTATCATTTCTTTACGGGTTTTGATATTTGGGGACTTGGGATGGCAAGGATGTCGGGAACGAATGCCATTGCAGTTACCAATATGCTACGGCAAACCGTTGATGCCGCTACTTATCAGAATTTACCTGCCGGTTTTATTGATCAAGGGGCAACGAAGCAGCAAGTAACGGATATAATACTCGGCGCGGGGAAATGGAAACTCCTAAATACGCAAGGCTCAAAAAGTATAAGAGATTTATTTGCTCCTTTGCCTGCAAACGGGCCGTCTCAAAGCTTAATGCAACTACGTCAGGAAATAATAGCCCAGATGCAGGATCAATTATCTACTACGCAGCTTGGTATGATGGATAGCAAGGAAGATATTCCGACCGGGACGGCTATTGCGTTTTTAAAAGAGAAAAACAAAGTTGAATCTGCCGTTTTAAAATCGTTACATGTTTCATTTTCGGAAGAACTAAGGTTACTTGACGACATATTTAAGGAAGTTGTTGATAGAGAAGAATTTTTTATTAACGGCGAGCAGTTTATTATTACCAAAGAACACTTTGTTGATAGTGTGCAGGTAGTACCCGTATCTGATCCGTCCGTTAATTCTACTATTGAGCGAATAATGAAAGCAGAAGCGATCTTTCAGACGGCAATGCAATTACCGGATAAGGTTAATACGATAGAAGCGTTAAAAATGGTATTTCAGGCTCAAGGATTAGATGAGAATCTTATAGATAACTTAATTATCAAAGATCAGGAAGTAGAGCCTGCCGATCCTGTTACCGAGAATATGAATATGATGCAGGGTAAACCTGTCAAAGCCTTCATCGCGCAAAATCACGATGCACATATTGTAGTACACTCTCTACTAGAGGATAACGATGCTGCCAGGGCTCACATACAGGAGCATATGGCACTTAAATTCATGTTAGAGATGGAAGAGGCTATGGATATTGACTTAAGCCGAATTGATCCGAGAAACCCAGAAGTACAAAATATCATTGCCTTAAAAGCAGCAAAAGCCGTAGAAGAACTAGGGTTAAACAAACATACCGAAGAAAATACACAGGTAAACCCGAATGACTTACTTGCTGCAGAAATAGAGCAGAAACGTGAAGAAAATATCATTAAGAAAGAGATTGCCGATATGAATCTTGAAAAGGATGTATTCAAAAGTCAGCTTCATTTTGAGGAAATGAAAGAAAAACTGAAGGCCGATAAAGAAATGGCATTGCTTGATGCTAAAATTGAGATGGAAAAAATAAGAAATAGATTAGGAGCATGAAATAAATGAAAGACCATGAGTATATTTTAAACAAAACTACGAAACTAATAAAAGATAACTTAGAGGTGGTAGAAGGTAAATTAATCGGCGGAGGCTCACATTCTATGGAAGACTATAGATACAATTGCGGTCTTAGATGGGCTTTTGCCGCGATGCTTGATTTTATTGAAGAGGCTACAAAGGAAGAAACTAATACCGCAGGCGAACAAATCAATTTTTAAAAGGAGTAGTACAATTATGTTAGAAATGGGGTTATTTGAAAGGGAAGAGATAGCTATTAACTATGATGATTTTAATGTAAATGAGGAATTGAAATTATTTGAAGATTGCAGGTCTCATCCGACCAAAATACTAATCAGATTATATATAAAACCTAATAAGGTCGGCTCTCTCTATGTACCTAATAATAAATCCGTTTATGAAGAAATGGTCGGGTATGTGGCTAAAATAGGTAAATGTGCCTTTAGCGGGGAGAGATATAAAGAGTGGGGGGAGTGGTATAAGCTCGGGGATTGGGTAGCTTTTCCAAGACATGCGGGGATTAGGTATAGTTACAAAAATTTACCGGTGTTTTCAATAATGGATGATGCCCCTCTTTTGGTAGTATCCGATCCAAGAGACGTTAAATAATTAAAAAAGGGATAATTGCAAATGAAAGAAAAGGAATTAGAATTTGATAATAAAATTAATGAAGTTTTATCAGGTGTTTTAGATAACGTTGAGCCGGAAGAACAAGCGGGTCTTAGTGAAGATACGGTAAATATAAATCTTGAGGTAAGCGATGAGCAACCCCCTCTAGAGGAAGCACCAAAGCCGCAGGAAGAGGAAGAGCCGATAAATGCTGCCGAGCTTTTTAAGGATAAATACTATCAAGAGAAGAAAAAGAGAAAGGCCATTTTAGCCGATCGTCAAAAACTGGAGCAGGAAAATCAGGAATTAAAACAATATCTTAACGGGACTATTAGCGTTAATAGCGAATTGTACGAAAAAGATATCCAAAATGACATAGATAAACTGACCAAAATAATAAATGATGCCATAGAGGGAGGACATCAGGATGTTTTCGTGCAAGCTAATCTTTTGCTAAACAAGGCTTTAATCAAGCAGAGTGAGTTTGAAAGATCTGCAAGCTCAAGATTACAACATAATAAAAATGAATCGCCTGTAGCAGAGCAATCAACCAATGTTCATAACGAACCCTCTCAAAGCTACATAGAGCAGCAGGAGCAGATTAAATTAAGTAGGGCAGAAGAGTGGTTAGAGGATAGACCGGAATTGATAAAAGGCTCTTCCAAGTATAATCCGCAAATTCAAAAAGAATTAAACGATTTTATTAAAGACCTTGATCGCGAGCTTAAAAAGACTGGGAGGGAAGATGAAATCCTATCCGATGCTTATTTTGACGTACTCGATGAATTTGTCGATAGCATTAAGATAAAAAAACCAAAAGAGGGTTATACCAGTTCAAATGTCGGAGGGGTTAGAAATAACTTTAGCAATCAGGGTTCTAACAAAATACGTATTACCTTGTCGGATTTTGATAAGCAGATGGCTAGAGAACTAAAAATGAGTGAAGAGCAGTATTTAAAATATCAATATAAAAATAGAGCGTAATTAATATGAAAAATGAAAGAAGAACAAGAGATACGGAAAATAGAATGTTTGATAAAGACGAAAATAGAAATTTTTATAACCATGACTATATTAGCCCCTTAACTATTCCGGATTATGTAATAGAACCGGGTTTTGAATATTATTGGGAAAGACGGAGCATAAAAGGTCAAATGGATACGGCTTTAAGTATGGCATATAAAAGGGGATGGAGACCGGTAAAAGTCAGTGATGATCCGGATAGAATTCCGAGCGATCTTTTTGACTTAGATGAGGTAGCAAAAGTCTATATATGTGAAGGAGATTGTATTTTACTTAAAAGAGAAAAAGAAATCGGGGCGATGGAGAGAAAAAAACATAATGAATACTCATTAAAAATGGCTACTGAATCCAAGGCTTATAATTTTAATCACAACGAACCGACCGAAAACGCTTTAGACATAAAAATATAAATATTATGGCATTTTTTCCATCAATAAATAGTTGCGTAAAAATAACTTTAACCACTAACATCCAACTAGATTATCCATATTCTGCAAATACCGCTAATGTTACCGTAGCGGATATGATGGAGGTTAGTGCTAGCGTAGGCAACTTAAATATTTTCTTGCCTGACGCAACACAAACTACTCCGGGATTTTCAATTACCTTTAATAATATTGGGGCAAATAGTTTTAATATTGTCCTAAATGATCAAGCAACACTACTGACAAGCATTGCCGTAGGTAAGGTCATCACGATATATTTAGACGATACTGCCACTACTAACGGTAGCTGGGGAATAATTCCTTTCGGCGGGGGAGTAAACGGTATATCCGAATTGACTTTGACGAGCTCCGATAATTCAATTACGGTAACGGGTAGCCCTGTATCTCCTCCAAGCGGAACACTTGACATTAAGTTGCCCGGTCTTATTTCAGCGATAAGCGAACTTGCAAACGGAACGCCCGGAATACTTGCTCTTGATCCGGAAACAAATAGTTGGTCATTAATATCGCTTGTAAACGGTAGTAATATAGTAATTACCAACCCGAGCGGAGTAGGCGGTAATCCAACGATAAGTTTAGGTACTGTGATAGTTGTAAATCAGATTACGGCAGGGAATATAATTATTAACAATGATTTAATTACCAACGCCGATAGCGGGGGAGTACTCAGTATCGTTTCAAACGGGACTAATTCGGCTTTAAACCTAAATAGTGTTTTAGTCGATACTGAGGGGAATATTACAGGCATTAACAATCTAACCATAGAAGGTATATTCAAGTCAGTTAATACTGCTAAAGCCTGGTGCAGATTTAGTAACACTTCCGGAACAATTGCAGTTTCCTCTAGCTGTAACGTTTCAGGAGTAACTTATAATAACAGTAATTCTCAATATGTCATTACATTTACAAGTCCGATGGGTAATTTGAATTATGGAGTATTTATAAGCTGTGCCAATAATAACAGCACGCCTCCTTTAGCGCCGCGAATGGGTTATGATATTGTAAGACAATTAAATTCCGTAACCATAGTTTTAACCGATAGTTCAGGTGAGATGTTACCCGATATTCCGGAAGGAGTATCTGTTATGATTTTTTCAACGAGTTAATTTCTATTAATCTAAGCTAAAATATAAGGAACTTTATATTTAATAATTTTCTCGTCTCTAGTAATTATGGTTAAATTTTCAATTATAGCTTGAGATATAAGAAGTCTATCAAAAGGGTCATCATGATATTTATCTAAATTTTCGATAGAAAGTGTATGTTTAATAGTTATAGGTAATATATCAAAACCACATTGTAATATTATTTCTTCCAAGTTACTTGGAACACTAAGTTTGCCTAAAGATTTTTTAATAGTAATCTCCCAGGTATTAACGGCACTAACAAAAATAAGATTATTCGGATTGCTGATAATTTGTTTCGACTGATAAGATAAATTTACATTATCCTCTATCCACCAAATAAATGTATGGGTATCTAATAAATAACTCATTATATTTTATCATAAAATTTAGATAATAATGCGGGAGGTAATTCGTCAAAATCTTCAGACATTTTAATTTTGCCTTTACAAATACCGGGCCGGCGGGGTGATAATAGTTTTTGATATTTAATCAATCTAACAATAGGTTTGCCTGCTTTACAAATAATAACATCCTCTCCATCTTCAACTTTTTTTATTAAATTGGATAAATGAGTTTTAGCCTTATGTATTGTTGAAACTTGCATTTTAAATTAATTTGGTTTAGTTCAGTTTAGACTAAGTTTGAATTTAATTCAATATAAAATATAACTGATACTATATTTTATTACGTAATGGTCTTGATCATTTGATTTTAGTTTGTTAAAATTAACTTAAGTAAAAAGTTTGCCACAACTATAAGGGCGTCTTTGAGTTTGTAGTTTTATCTCCGCAAAAAACTAGGTTTTTTCCGCATCATGTCGGGAAGCTGTAAGCTTCATGGGTTCGTCTAGCCTTCTAATAGATAATTTTCCAAAAAACAAGATATTGGGTTAAGTCCCATAGAAGAATATTTTTTTAATCATATTTATTAGAGTAAATTTATGGCTTACGGCGTAAATTCACCTTTTGGTTT